AGCTAAAATATATCGTTCCAAAATAGATCCTGATAAAATAACTTATCTTTTAAATTACATATTTAGATGGCATAAAAAGAATAAATATCATAGAGCCAAAAAAGACAAAAACCATAATTTAGCTCATTTTTTGAAAACATATTTACCAAACAATAATGGTATGGATTTTCAAACTGCTAGACGTATTTACCTTGCACAAACTTATAAAGAGATAACTGAAGCATATAGGCCACAGTGGGTCTCATTAGTCCAAGAATTAGATCGTAACGGTTATCATAACGAAGTTCCCGATTACATACGAAAGCATTACAACAGTTGACAAATGTGCTACAGTAGTAGAGCACATATTTATAGGTTCTTCCATGACCTCAACAATTACTAAACAAGAATATTCTGTTTACTACGGAATATCAGAATTAAAAAGATTGCAGACAGCACACAGTCTTGCATTTGATACAGAAACATTACAACTGCAACCAGAAGAAGGAAAGCTCCGACTAATTCAGTTGGGGTGTTTTTCTTCTCGAACCATAGTTGTCATAGATTGTTTCGAGTTAGAACTTGGCGATTGGAACTATTTAGAGGAGTTCTTTAGTAGTCAGAATAGATACTGGCTGGCACACAACGCAGTATTCGATCTTGGTTGGTTACAGGCACATGACATACATCTCAATGGTTTTGTTAGGTGTAGCATGATAGCCAGCAGACTTTTGACTAACGGAATACCACAAACTAAGCATGGTCTTGATGCACTAGCTAAGAGACAACTAAACATGGATATATCCAAAGAACAGCAGAAGTCTAATTGGGGTGCTGAAACATTATCTAAAGAGCAGTTGATATACGCTGCAAAAGATATAGAAGTGTTACTAGAGTTAGATCAAGTATTAGACCAGAAACTTAGAAATGCTCATTTACACAGAGCATATACCCTGGAGTGCAGAGCTTTACCAGCTATGGCCCAGATGTGGAGAGTTGGGCTACCTTGGAATAGAGAAGAATTAGAACAATGTCGAATTGATTATGAAGATGACATTAAAGAACTTGGTAATGAATTTATCAGAGAACTTGATAATGACTTACCACCTGGAAAAAAGTTGCCTAGAAATGAAGATGGCTCGTTTAACCTTCGTGCGAAAGACCAAGGTTCAATCAGACTAGGCACTAAGAAGTATGCAGGGTTCAACATTAAAAGTTCTAAACAATTATTAGAGAAACTTGAGTTAGTTCTTGGTTATACACCCGTAAATAATGATGGTAAACCTAGTGTTGCGAAAGATGCTTTGAAAAATTGTGCTGCTGATTCTCCTACGATCCAAACACTTATGACTTGGAAACGTAGAGAGAAACGTAGACAAATGATAGAAAGCATACAAGATAAGATGTCAGATGATGGATTTGTTAGAGCATCTTATATGCAGTTAGGTGCAGATACAGGAAGAATGTCTAGTATCAAGCCAAACAACCAGCAGATACCAAGAGATTCAGAGTTCAGGCAATGTGTACAGGCTCCCCAGGGTTGGAAGATTGTTGATGCTGACTTTTCACAGATGGAGTTACGTCTTGCTGCTGCATTAGCTAAAGACAAGAACATGACTGCTGCATTTCAGCGTGGAGAAGATTTACACGACTACACGGCTGCACAGATGGGTTGCGATAGACAGATTGCTAAGTCAGCTAACTTTGGCTTACTGTATGGTGCTGGTGCTGAAGGTCTACGAAAGTATGCTGGAAGTAGTGGTGTGATTATGTCGCCAGATGAAGCTGTAGAAATTCGTGATAACTGGCTAAACACATATAGCGGTATTCGAGATTGGCAGAAAGAAATGAACTATCTTTCACGATCCACGGAAGATGATGAATGGCCTGAGACTAGAGTTCCAGTATCTAATATGCGTAGGTTCTTGAAAGGTGATTTGAATAGAACTACTGTTAGATGTAATACACCTATCCAGGGTGCTGGAGCAGCCATACTAAAGTGTGCGTTAGGAAACTTATGGACACAAGTTAAAGAGGCTGGCGAAAATAAAGTAAGGATTGCAGCAGCCGTACACGATGAATTGATACTTCTTGTTAAAGAAGATATTGCCGAAGAGTGGGCTGAGATTCTTAAAACTACAATGGAAAAAGCTGAAGCCAAGTGGTTGGGCGATGTTCCTGCACTGGCTGAAGTGTCCATTGGCGATAGATGGAGCGAGGTTCATTAATGACACCAGAACAAAGAAGAGCCACTAAAGATTATTGCCAAGCACTAGCCAATTTATCTGACAGATATTTGTTTGAAAATATGCCAAACAAAGAATATGTAAAACAAAGAGAGGCTATTGAAACTAACTACTTAAAAACAATTTACAAGAAATAGCAATGATTGGTATTTGTAAAAATGAACACGGGTGGTATATCTCCAAGCATAATAAACAGCTTGGAGTAAAATACTACAAGACTCTTACGGAGGTTATGCCTGTTGCCTATGCAGAAGAATATTCGAGTAGATCTAATGAAAGATCTATACAAAGAGATCCCAAAAGCAACAACTAGGGATCTAGGTAGTATCATTGACTTCCTTAAGAAAGCTAGGGAAGTCCGTGAGGGTAAAATTAAAAAACGCAGAGAAGCTAGGAAAAAGTATGTGGAAAAGCAACTTGATAAAGCCGATTTACCGATTTGGTGGTAGAGTAGTACAAGAACAACATTGTAAATGGCTCTCAAACACGGAAACAAAAGTTATTATCAAGTGCTAATCGACCCAAATAGAGCAGAACTA